GTTGTAGCCATTAGCCCTCCACCATTACCTGTTAGTGATCACCCTAAACCCAGTGCAGCCTCTAGTGCTAAAGCAGGTCAACTAAACAGGGCTAATGCTATTATAAACGCTAGACTAGCAGCACAATCAAAACAATCAGAACCAATAGAACTGGAAGATGATTAGTTAAATAAAGTTTCGACTATATATAATACACATAGTCGGATTGACAGCAAATAACCTTTGATGGGGTAAGTGGTAGCCAAAAACAAACCTCACCCATCAAACGGGCATATAAACAGACCTAGAGTAGAGACTGTGGACCTCTATCCCTAGCTGCTATATGCCCGACACAAATGAAAGGAAACTTTAGCATGAAGAATATCAGGTCGCCGATAGTGTCTATACTAGTTCTAGGACTATGTATAGCAGCATCAGTTTTTATTGCAGCGCCTATACTGCAAGTAAAATCTGTAAGCGCACAGTCTATGAACTCAGGACAGAAGTATGACATTGCAAACCTTGCAAAAGTAATTGCACAATACTCGTCAGGCAATACACTAGATAACTTTCTAGTAAATGGCCCTATAGCAGGGCAGTTCATCCCACAGGGACCATTCACAGTAGCAGGGGCTACAGTTCCTGCACCTACATACATTACAGGTTGGTCGCTTTACAATAAAGCAGCCTATCCTGTATACTTACACTTGTATAACAAGGCTACAGTTCCAGTATGTGGAACTGATGTCCCGGTTATAACAATTGAACTTCCCGCTACTTCAACCACTTCAGACACCCTTAAGTTAGGACAAGCCATCCTTTTTATAGAAGGATTTGGTTACTCTCTATCTAAAGGTTATGCTGACACAGATAACGTATCCGCTGCATCAGGTGATGTAGTCGGTTACATCAGTTGGAAAAGTGGATCTACTTAGACACAAGTCTAGCCTCTTCTAACCAAGAGGCTAGCATAATTTACTCCCAGAGAAAGGGCCACCACAATGTCTTGGTCAATTCGCTCGAAAGGTCCGCGTCTTGCTGTGCTCGCACAGATACTTGCTATGCCTAGTTATCAAGCACAACAGGAAAATGCTAAATACTGTATTATCTCAGAACTATCTAAGGATCAGTCTTGGGGTAATACAGGTGTAGACGTTACAGCCTACGGTCATTCAGGTAAAGATAGCCAGAGTGACCTACTAGAACGTCACGCATCAGTGAACATCTCTATCACGCACTTTAGAATAGAAGATGTAGATGAAGCAACCTTTACGGTACCTAAAGTTGAGGAACCGTATACTAAACCTAAGCCCGGTACTGAAGACAATGGGCAGAATGAAGAGTAATAACCACAATGGCAACCCCAACCGCAAACCCTCTACTGAAACTGAAACTTAATGGTTTTGAGAAATGGGCAGTATCTCAACTCTTTGGTTCACAGTGGCAGACTAAGATCTGGAACTCTGTCACACAATCTATAGACAAGTGGGTAACAACTCAGTCTACAGTGAACAGCTCAACTATACAGTCGTTTGTTACAGCCCATGTTGATGACTTCATCAACGCAGCACTTGGAGGAAACCCATTCCTAGCATCGTTTGCAGACATGGCTATAAACTCTATGATCAGTCCTCTGGTTAATGGACTTATGGCTTATGTTCAAAATGAAGCTGCATCTCTCGTAGGGTCTGCTTTACCACCACCAACAGCAGTATAAGGATTACTCAGGAGTTTACACTCCTTTACTCCTTAGTAATACTCAGTAGAGATTATAGCCCTATAGTCTCTACTGTTTTTAAACACCACCACACAATACTTTTCAGGAGCAGTCTCATGGCATACAGTAGGATGCTCGATCTAATGGATGGAGATACTCTACTAGAAACAGCCATTAGAGAGTTAACCACACAGTTAAGTCCAGATACAAATGTTGCAGGAACTCGACATACACCACGTCGTTTACCTCTTTCTACTTATGTAGAAGAAACCTCCAAGTTAATCCTAGAGCCTTGGCAAAACCACATGTGCCGACGGCTAGAAAAACTTACCCACCAAAAAGGCCAAAGAGTACTTATACACAAACCACCACAGCACGGAGGATCTATTGTAGTATCACAGCGTTTACCCTCTTACCTAATAGGTGATGACCCTACTACAAGAGTTGCGCTAGCTGGTTATAACATTGATCACTCTAGAGAGTTTACTGGTGTCAATAAAGTCATCATGCAAGGTGCTGACTACAAAGAGATGTTTCCGGAAGCAGACACTAGGATACCTACAAAATGCTCAGATGAAAAGTTCTCTACAGTAGCTAGACGTAAATACAATGACAGCCAATGGTCACTAATAGCTCTAGGGTTACAAACAGGGTTCGTTGGTCGTGGTGCAGACCATTTAATTATTGACGACCCATACGCTAGTCCACAACAAGCAGCTTCTGCATTGATACGTAAAAACGTTTGGGATTTCTGGGCTAAAGGTGCTAAGGTTCGTATTGATGATAATGCAAACGTTATAGTTATGTTTCACAGATATGACGATGACGATTTTGTAGGGCAGCTTATTAGAGAAGAGGGTCTACAGTACCACGGTGGAGTTTGGGAACTTGTATCCTATAGGGCAGAGTGGGACGGCGACGAACGCATGGAAGTCGGTGGTCCAGACCCTATGAAACGGAAGATAGGTGAATACCTCTCTCCCAGAAAATCACGACAAGCCGGGTATTATCGCGAAATGAAGCGAAACCCCGCTGTATGGCTCTCACAGTTCCAAGGAAAGCCATCTAAAGAAGAAGGCAACTTCTTCTCTATCAAATCTCTAAGGGTTATCAAGAAGATACCTATGGGCGTCACTATCATCAAATACTGTAGAGCATGGGATATAGCTTCTACAGAAGATGGTGACTGGACTGTAGGTGTCTTAATGGGACTGGGTGATGACGACTATGTGTATATCATTGATGTACTAAGGTTTAGAGATAACACGGATCTTAGAAACAAAAAGATACGTTACGCTGCTAAAGAAGACAGAAGAAAATATAAGAACGTAAACATTAGGTTTGCTATTGACCCAGGTGGGGCTGGTAAAGATCAAGCTGTAATGTTTAGAAAGCTTCTTAAAGGTTTCATTATCATCTTCAAGCATGTGCCTAATGAAGACAAACCAACTAGAGCCGATCCATATTCTAACTACGTAAATGCAGGACTAGTAAGGCTAGTGTTTACTGGGGAAGATGTACTTGAGAAAGGTGAAGACGGAGAATACGTATCTTGGATACCTCCATACATCGAAGAGTTAAGGGTATTTCCCGGCGGTCCTAATACTAAGAAGGACCAAGTAGACGCTAGTGCTGATGCGTTCTCAGAGATTGCGCTAGAAATTGATGAACTACCCGGAGAGGACTTTGACACTGTAGGGTTTAGTGGAGAAGATATGGACATGAGAGAAAGAAACTCTCAGGGCTATACTCTGGCTGAGATCCTAGATGATAATGATTTTATAGAGGTAGACTACTATGGCAATCCTGAAGACTTCGACGGGCAAACGTATAGCTATAACACGAAAATCGAAACAGCAAGATCTTTCAAACCCCGCACAAGGCGCGAGAAAAAAGATGTTGGGAAAGCTCCGAACAAACGTTACAGATATAAACGAGCAGCTAACGGTTGATCGTACTGAGACACTAAACTCTTTTAGAAACATCATAAACTTTAGAAACTATGCTATGGGTAGACAAGATGTTACCTTAACTATGGATCAACAGAGAATGATGGAAGGTGTTTTAGGCCACGAGTATTGCGATAACGTTTGTGGACAAATCCTCAGTGAACATGCTGATCGACTTGAACTAAAGGGTATACTGTGTAAAGATGATAGTACACAAACTTGGATAAACATGTTCTGGCAGAAGTCTAAGTTTGATGACTTACAGCAACGTACACATCGTAACACTATACGGGATGGAAACTTCTGTCTCATGGTTGAGTACAACTATGAAAAAGAAAAGATAATAATCCATAGAGAAAAGTGGTGGGATGGTTTTACAGGAGTGTTCATAGGCTACGATGCTTATGGTGAAATGCTATACGCCGTTAAGGAATGGGATAGCCCAATTGGTAAGAGACGTACAGTTTACTATGAAGGTGGTATCGAACGCTATCTAGCAAATGGTCTAGGTAACTGGCTACCTTTTGTTGTAGCTGATGACATAGCTAGTGGCTATACTACAGCAGGTACACAAGCAGGTGTTCAACCAGCAGGTACTGAACCTGTAGCTATACCCTATGTTGATGAAGATGGCCAACCACTAAGTATACCCTTTATCCACTTCTCTAACCCATCTGATGAGTTTGAAAACTACGGAGCATCTATACTTGACGGTGGTGGTTTAGGCTCACAAGATCAAATCAACGACACTCAATATGATATCTCTGCTGCTGCTAGAATGACAGGATACCAACGTACATGGTCTAAAGGCTATAAACTACAGACCATTAATGGTAAACGTGTTAGGCCAAAGACTGGACCTGGCACACATTATCATGCTGATGAAGAAGAAGCAGCATGGGGAACTATAGAGCCGGGTGATCCTACTCAACTACTAGCAGTGTATAAACTTAAGGTTGAAAGTTTCTGTCGAAGTACTGGCACACCTTATAATGCAATCTCTGGTAACTGGCCTTCAGGCGAAAGTGTATACATGCTTGAGCAACCTATAAGAGGTAGAACAAAGGCTAGACAAAAGAGGTTCAAACCAGCATGGGTAGAGGTTATGCATCGTTGTATAGAACTAGAGAATACCTTCGGTGAAGGTGGACTTGATGAAGATGCAATGTTGACCGCAGACTATGCAGATGCTGGTGATAGAGACCCATTAGCACTTGCAATGGCTGATCTATCCTTCTGGCAAGGTGCTGATGCTGCTGTAGCTGCTGGACTTCCATTAGCTACATACTTAAGGGTAGTAGCTGGATGGGATGAAGAACTACTTCAAGACCTAGAGAATGATGTAGCTAAACAGCTATCACAGAACTTATCTGATCTAAAGGATCAACAGAATGTTATTAACCCAACACCTTCCGCTAGCAGAGGAAAAACAAAAACAGGACCAACAAACGTTAACGGCAATAAAGCCTCAACTACAGCTAACAAAAAGAAGCCTTATTCAAAAGCGGTCTAGTAAACCGAAAGCTAAAGGCTTACCTACAGTATGGGATCATTCCCAGAGAGAAAAACTCGCGGCAATCTCGCAGAAAGATATAGACGCGGCACATTCCTATTTTGTGACAAACTCTATTATCAGATACAACAACCTACTTAGTGCAGAAGGGAGTACAACATAACTCATGCCTAGCTTTACCTACTCCACCAAAAGTAAACGCTACCATGATACTACTACAGGACGATATGTTGGGAGGGTTGAAGTTCGTAAAGAACTAGACAGTATCATTGATCAATCATCCGCTGAAATGCAGTATTGGACTTTAAATCTACGTAACGGCTACTCAAGTATTGCTGAATGGCAAACGCTAATGGCCGGTGAGATAAAGAACCTACAGATTGTAATGTCTGTTGCTGCTAATGGTGGATGGGAACAAATGGACCCTGAAGACTACTCTAGACTTGAGGGTTACATTGCAGAACAGTACCAGTATCTTCAAGGCTTTGCTGAAGATATCTACACTGGTAAACAACTACCTAATGGTTCAATGGCTGTGAGGGCATCACTATACGCTGAAGCATCTAGACAAACCTATGAGAATGAAAGACGTATACTAGAGACAGAAGCAGGTTCTACTCAAGAGTTAAACATTCTAGGTGGGGCTGATCACTGTATAGACTGCACTGATATGACAGGCGAAGGATGGGTACCGATAGGTACTCTTATTCCTATAGGGTTGAGGATATGCCAAGCTAGATGTCATTGTACCATTATCTACCGAGTTGGCCCTGACGATAAGCTAGGGTCTGAGATTGAAACATTCTAAAGGAGAATAAACATTATGTGGGGGAATAGACTAGGACACGAACGAGGTATATACTTTGAGGCACCAAAGGATGGTGGTAGTGATAAACCTGCTGACAAGCCAGCAGACAAACCTGCTGATAAACCAGCCGATGGAGACAAGACTAAAGACAAGGATGTACCAACAGACGAAGAAGGTGATGATGAAGAGTTTGATGACAGTCAACTAGATGAGAAGACAAAGAAAGAACTAGCTAAACGAACTGCTGCTTCAGCAGAGAAAGCTAGACTAAAGTTACTAGCTGATCAAAAGGCTACTTCTGATAAAGAGGCTGCTGACAAACTAGAAGCTGATAGGCAAAAGGCTATAACTGATGGTAACCTAAAGGATGCTCTAAAGCTTACTGAGACTGATAGAGACAGTTGGAAACAGAAGTATGAGGATCTCCTAAAGACTACATCAAAACAGTCTGATGAGAATACTAGACTTCAGATGGCAGCTAAGTACAAACTTCCTGATGGGTACCATAAGATGTTAGGATCTGACCCTGAAGAGTATGAGGCTAATGCTAAACTACTTGCTAAGGATCTAGGTAACAAACATAAAGGTCCTAGCCTTGAGGGTGGTAACAATAATGCTTCTGCTTCAGTAGATAAGCAGAGACAAGCTGCTGCTGCTACTGTAAAGAAAAAGTTCGCGTTCTAAAGAAAGGAATAGAAAGTAATGACACTCGTTGTTAAGTCTGCTAGTGGAGTTTCCCTAGCAACACAATTTCCGGACAATAACCACCGGATAGGACCATTTGGTGCATTTGGTGGTTGTGTAGGAGAGACCATAGACTTTGGAGACTTCTGTACTGTAATGTCTGATGGCTCTGTAATGAGAGCACTTGAGGATCAGACAGGTACTACAGCAGCAGTTAACGATGTACAGACTATGAGTTGTAACCAACCAAGTGGAAATATACTTGGTACATCAACTTATGTCCTAGGGTTTAGAGGAGTATATACTGCCCCTCTCGCACCTGCTAACACTAGTGGAGATGTACAGACTGCGATGCAGGGTCTGAGTTCAGTAGGTGCAGGAAACATGACAGTTAGCGGAGCATTCCCTAACTTTGTATTTACTGCGGCTAGTGGACTAGCTGGACAAGAACTTGAGCTAATTGAAGTAGACTCTAGTCTTCTTGACAGTACTGATCCTCAGCCAGCAGTACTCAGTATGGTACATACAACTGTAGGACAGCCTGTAGGTGCATCAGGTGCAGAACAGTCTGCATCTAGAGTACGTGGTATCGCTGTTATCAAAACAAAGAGAGGCGAACCAATTACTCTATATGATGCTGTCATCATGAGCTATAGTGATGACCTTCTTACTCCCGGAGCAGACCTATACCTGTCAGGTACTGTACCTGGTGGACTAGACACTGCACCAACATTAACAGGCCAAAAGCCTATAGCGTTTGCTATGGACACACAGAGAATATATGTGTATGCTATCCGCTAGTATCTAGTGTATAGGTAGGTAACAAACAGAAAGAGGATTATTACTATGTCTTTGCCTAACTTTGGCACAAATACCTCGTGGGATACCCTAGCTTCTTCACAGCAAAGTATCCCAACGTTTGGTATTGAACATGCGTGGGATGCAGTAGCATCTCTACTCAACACTTACAACGAACAGTCTAGACTGTTTCTTGATAAGTTTGTTGGGCGGAGTACAGACCGACTGAGACTTTATGGTGGATCAATTACCATGAAGATGCAGCGTATAGATGAAATGGGAGTTGCAAACCCACAGAAAAGCAAAAAGTTCTCTAGGGTTGGTTTCCCTCTAGAGGACTACGGTATTGCCTTGCAATGGTCAAGACTATACTGGAAGAATAAGAATGCTTCAGAACTAGCTGCACAGATTGATGCTGCGGTTACTGCTGATAAGATCGCGCTTATTGCTCACATAAAGCTAGCCATGATGATGGGTATCAACTATTCATTTCCTGACTACTTGGTAGACCATGTTGATGGTACGTTTGTACTGCCTATAAAGGCTCTAGTCAATGCTGATGGTGCAAACATACCTCCCGGACCAAACGGTGAAATCTATGACCCACTTGTACACAACCACTACCTAGCCTCTGCGGGAGTTACAAACTCCTTCTTAGCCGCTCTAGTAGAAA